ATATTTAGAATTCAACCAATATAAATCACTTTTATTCACTTTTAGAAAAGTGAGCAAAATGTTTTTTTTCGGTTTTTTCAAAAACCGAGAGTGAGCAAAAAGAATAAAAAAAATAAAAATAAAAAATGTTTTTTTCTCTCTTTTTTTTAAAAAAGGGATATACATGGCGGATATACTGACAGCAAATCAGGCGTTCTTTATATCAGTTTTAGCTATGTTCGGTGGTTGTTTAGCAGGAGGCGCACACTGCATACTTAAATCAAGATGTACCAAAATAAAAATATGTGGTTCCGAATGTACGAGAGATGTAATACCTCCAGATTCACATATTAATTTAGAAAATGTATAATAAATAAATTAATTAATTTTAAAAAAATAATATTAATTAATATATATAAAATGGATTTGAACGATGAGCCAATTGCCCCACCAATTATTTCTGAATCTATTGTAGTAAAACCTGAAAATCAAAATAATATTACAAAGAGTAATGGAAATAAAAATATATCTTTTTTTTTACCTGATTACATTAGATATTTTTTACCTAATCAGTCATATTTTCAGGCAAATATTCAAATGACAGGCCGTGGTCGCCCAATACCCTCACCAACTGCTGCTTTTCATTCATTTTGGCGAAAAATTACAGCAAGAGATGGACAGACCAATTCACACGTGCTTCAAGAAACAGATTATTATAATACTCTTGTCGGTCAGCAATATACTTACCAAAAAACAGACCAATTAAATAATCAGAGATTGATGTTTGAAGGATTACAAGCAAATGATAGTTATGACAATAATTTATATTGGGAACAAGAAGGAGGAAAAACTTGGGCTGCTCAAGCAGATTGTGCTGCTTTAGCTCCACCCACTATAGCTGAAACAAGTCAGGCTCCTACCTCAAAAGAAGTTCAAGTTTCTACAACCTTAAAAACAGATTTATTAAATACTGAAAAATTTATTCCTCTTAATGTTTTAGGAGGCTTACATCTTCAATTAGAAGTTGAAGATTTTCGTAGAAGTCTAGAATACACAACAGGTAATTTAGCGATGGGAAGACAGCATAACATGTGTCCTGGAAGTGTTGTAGTTTCTGGAAATATTACTGGAGGTTTTGATTTAAGTAACATTTCAGCCCCAGGTGTTTTAACCGCAGGACATATTTACGCTTTACATCGCGGTAATTCTTCAGCTGGAGATGTAATTGGTTTTGTTCAAGCTGATTCTACGTCTGTAGCTTTAGGATTAACTTGGTATTGTTCAGCATCGGGTTTCTGTCCGCCCGATTCAAATACACCAGCATTTTGTTTAGTAGATAGTACTCCAACAACACCGCTTACAATCACAGGAATTAAGATAGCACCAAATACTATTTTTGCTGGAAAAGGACGCGCTCAAAAAAATGCTCCATATTATGTTGATATTGGAGTTGGAAGTCCAAAAGACTCTTTAGGAACTGCAGCTACTATTCCATCTGTAGCGGATCAAAAATACGGAAATGGAACATTAAGACAGCCATTTAGAGTTGTTAATCCTCAGGCGATAGAAGCAACATCTGGAATAACAAATACAAATTGTGTTCCAAATAATAACAATCCATTTACAATTGGTGATAGACTTTTAATACAAAATAATGATGGAACAAATGATCACGCTCTTGGTTATATTTGTGGATTTTCAAAATCCAGCTTTACTTCCACATCTGGTTCAGCCTTTTTAAGAGTTTATTATATGCCAGATTGTGTTATGACAGGAACTATTATTAATGGTCAGGCAGCACCAACAGGAGCTTCCGATAATGGCACGAACGTTCCAGCAATTAGTTATGATTTTACTGCAGCAACTGGTTATGGTTTAAGTGTATTTTCATCAGACAGAATTAATGGTTCAACACCAGCAAATATTGTTAATACAGATGTTACATTCTGTCCAGACCTTATTAGTCAGGCATCATCAAAAGTAGATTTTACAATAAAAGATTTACAATACAGCGTTAAACGAGTAATGATGGACCCAAGAGTTGATGATAGTGATATGGCTCTAGCTAGAGGGTCTGGGTATAATTTGGATATTGAGGCAACCACAACCAGTCTAGTTAATGTAGTAAATGTTTTAGGACCAACTAATCAAAATATTGCTATTCCAAATATTAAACGAGCGTTAGGTGTTCTCTCTATTCCTCTTAATCAAAATACTCAATTTGATATTACAGCAAAATCTTTAAATGGTGATCCAACTGGAAGTGTAGATTTAGCCTCATCATCTACCAATTTTCCAGTTCAAAAAGGATTGGATAATTACCAATATGACCTTGGTGCTATGATTGGCAGACAGCCATATAGACCAGTTCTTACTGAAAAATATTCTTTTAATAATCCATTAATTCAAACACAGGCTGTATCCGAATTAATAAAAGCAAACGAAAGTTTTGGATATCAAACAAGTAATTTATCAGGTCTTGGTTTAAATTTTGCTGTTGGCCGAGCATTCGCAAGAGTTGGTCAGTATTTTGATTTAATGTCATCTGGTAATCTACAATTATTAGCAAATTACGAAAATACTGCTTCTGGCAATAAACTTTTTACTCATTTTATAAAACATCTCCGTAGAGTTAGTGTATCAGGTTCAGGAATTTCAATTCAAAATTAATCGGTTTTTGTAAAAACCGAAAAAAAACATTTTTTATAAAAAAAATAAAAAAAATAAAAAAATTAAAAAAATTAAAAATCATTTTTAAAAATTTATTTTATTATATAAATATATTATAAAATATGAATAGATCCCAAGCATTCACTAAACGTAAAGTTATTATATCACCTAATAATCAACCTAGCGGAAATGTATATAGTTCAACTACATTCCCTCAAATACAATTCGTTTTAGGCTCATCGCCTGGTCTTGCTGATTTTAAAACACTCCGATTAAATTATACTTTTCAGGCAAAATCTACAGCTGGAAATCCAGTCAGAAATACTCCTAGTGCTAATACAAACGCAGCTCATAATGGAATGGCTGTTAGTAACCGAATTGGTTCTACAAATGCCTTTCAGCAAATTAATATTTCTACTATGAATGGAAGAAATCTAGAAACAATATTAAACCTAAATCGTTATTTAGCAACAATATCACCAAATCAAATAAATCAGTTTGATTATTTAAATACTTTTCAGGGACAAGACCCTTTATTATCTACCAAATCTATTGGTTGCTGTAGGCAAATGAATGTTCCGGTTGAGGTATCAACACCTTTAAGAACTGGATTCTTATCAAATTCTACTCCAATTAATCTCTCTCAAAAAGGAATTCACGGATGTGTGATTAATATTTTATTAGACCAAAATGCTAATGTTATTGGTCCAGTTGAGGTAGTTACACAGGATACAGATGGTTCTCAATCTGTTTTAGAGCAGACAGCATCCGGTACTATAAGTGAAGGTTTCCAATATCAATTATCTAATGTATTTTTATCCTATGATGTATATGTGCCGAATGACCAAGTATACTCTTCTATGCCTTCATCAGGTCAGATTACATTTAATTCTATTAATTCTATGACATCTACTTTATTAGCGAGTGACCAGACAATTACATTAAGAACAGGTCTTAAAAATCTAATTTCTGCAACTCATTCTACTATACCAGCAACTCATTTAAATAATATTAAGAAGAATGGAATGAAATTAGAGAGATTATCCATAAATGCCACAGCATCTTCTAATGGCACACCAGTATCATTAAATACAGCTCAATTTTTTAAAGGTGGTGTTTTATTTCCAGCCAATACTATTTTAGATTCTGAAGAACAAGGTCTTAAGAATCCTCAATCCCAAATTATTCAACCAGCTCTTAATTCAATAACATTAAATGATAATGACCATCAACTTCTCAATCCACAGACAAGTGTAGGACTCAATAATAGCTCTGGATTTAATGTACAACAAAAATCATTATCTATTAATCAAGTTCCTGACCCAGATTCTGATTTTGTTTTAGGAATAGCTACTGATACTTCCCAACAAGGAGTTGATTATTCACGTCAAGATTATGCTATTCGTCTTCAATCTGATCTAAATGGTGGTACTCCATTCCAGTTCTTTTCTTTTTTTAGAGCAAGAAATGTAATTCAATATACACCTATGGGCGTAGAAGTTATGGAATAATTATTTAATTTATATTTTCTCTCATAATAATTAATTTAATTTAAATATATTTATAAAAAAATAAAAAAAAATATTTTATAAATATATTATAAATGTCTTTACAAGATTTAGTTTTGGATAAAAGTACCGATGAGGATATGTCTATGTTCATTCAATCTCAAACATTAGAACCTATTACCATTAATAGCTCAACTGCTAAATTTATTATTCCTAATGAAGGAATTTTATCACGAGACTCATATTTTCAATTTGAACTTAAAGCAGGAAAAATTGGTGGTTATTTACCAATAGGAGCTGGTATATTTTCTCTCATTAAACGAGCTGAATTACGTGTTGGTTCACAAAGAATAGCTGTTCAAGATAATATGGCTATATTTAGAAGTATTACAAAATCATATGATACTCCTTCATACAGAAATAATTATACTAAATTTATGAACGGAGTCAATACAACTATGGTGCCAAATCCTGTTGGCAGTTTAACCACTACAACTGGAAATCCTAATGCGGGTTTTTTACAACCTGCTGGAGCTATTCCAGATATTAGTAATTTTACAATTCAGAATTTACCTTATGAATTAGAATTATCTACTGATGAGGCTTTAACCCCATCGTGGTCTGTAAAATTAGGAGACCTATTTCCAATTCTAGGTGATGGTGGTTTAGAACTTCCTTGTTTTTTAATTAAAAATCCAATTGAAATTCTACTTACATTTAATAAACAGACAAATGGTTTAGATACTATTAGCCCAAATGCTTATGGTTCTTTAGCGTGTTTCACTTCTGGTCCAAATGCTGGAGCTACCGCCGAATTAGTTTTAGATAAATGTTTATTGTTTAGCGACCATTTATATTATACTGACACTCGGATGTTCGCCATCGAAGAGAGTATGAATAATTCAAAAGGAATGGCTCTTCTTTATACTGATTTAATTTCAGTTGTAAATAATCAGCCTGCTTTTGGTCTAGGAACTACTACATCTACCAGTTCTCAAAATTTTGTATTCCAAGTTCCTATTAGTAATTATTCAGTTAAAAATATTTTCACTTGTTGGAATTGTAAAAATTATGCTGGTCTTCAAGGAAATTTACCAACTGAAATAGGTATTGGAAGTAATAAATTATTTGGGAAATATGCTTTAATGAATTCAGTTAAGCCATATGAAATTAACCTGAGGGTAAATGATGAGCTACATTACCCACAAAAACTGATATCTAATGCTCTTAAATTTAATGAAAGCGAATATGTTTATGGT